GGTCAGAGTCTGCAACTCGTTGAGCGCAGCTTCCGGAGGCCATTGAAACAGGATTTGAAGATGCCGACAGTAAGCAGTGTCCTCTTCATTCTCGGCCAGATAGAAACGTTGAGCGAGAATGGATTTGCTCTCTGGTAGTCCCGGTGGGTCAGACACCCAATGCTTGAGGATATCGAAGCTGCCCGTAAAATAGGGCAGAGCTTCATCGATAATCACCCCAAGAACAAGCGGTGAACCAACCTTGACGCTTTCAGTCGTGATGAAGGCAATCTTCGCGACTTGACCAGACTGAGCGAGAACAATGGAACCGATTACGCCAAATGCCGCGTACGCTGTCCCATTCGAACCCGTTGACCCTGCATCTGTGGATGCGGAAAGGTCACGAGCAAGAATCACGCCGGACGACCCTGTTTGGCCGACCAACAGATTGTGAACGCCGGGACTTGTCTCGACGCTCTTGATTGCCCCTGCACCACCCGCGATGGCTGAGAATGGACTCCATGCTACGTTCCCCTGTTCGGGGGCCGGAGTCGCGATGAGTTTGAACCACCCATTCGTTCCATCCGCAACGTACCATGCTTGGTCTTCGCCGTTGATGTGCCAAGTGACGTATGAATTCCCCGGAACCCAAGAGGTTCCCGGTTGTCCATTGTTGAGCCGGAAGAGATTCCCAATGTTGAAGCCGGGATATCTCAGACCAGCACTCGGGTCAAAGAGGACGAACTGTTTGTCCGTCGTAAAGAACCCGATGAGTCCGCCATTGATGTCAACCGCGTTGTAGCTCCCAATGCCGACGCCCGTCAGATAGGGAATCGCAGGCAGTAACGGATTCGTCGCCGTGCCGTTGCCAGCGATGATGTAAATGTCGCTGACTGTGAAGACGAGCATACCGATAGCGACCGGAACTAGCTTCTTGACCTGTGAGGGGCAAGCCGCGACGTTCCCCGGCGCGAAACCATCTGTGCCATTGCCGATAGGTGCCAGAGGCCCAGTCGTGTAATAGACAGTGTTGCCAACGCTGAACCAAATGCGTGACAAGTGGTACGACAAGTTTTGAGCACCGACTGGCGGCGGGGTATTCTCCTGTGCTTGGGCACCTTGAACGAGATTGTTCAATTCCGTGTCGGGTACTGTGTCGACGTATCCGTTTCGCAGATACTGTGTCAACGGAACCGTGTACGGTGAATTGACGAATCCCGGAATCAAGAGAGGAGTAGTAAACCCATCCGTCGACCGGAAGATAGCAACGTAGTCCGCCTGAGGGTCAATGGTTGCGGGGTCAAGCCCTGCACCCGGCCCGAAGGCGATTTGTCCTTTGTTGATAGGGCCAGTCGGAAGACTGACTGGGCCTACGTTCGAAACTGTCTGGTCAAGCGTGTTGACAAGAGCAATCCAGTAGAGCCAACCTTGCTGACTCGTAGCTGTAATTGTCGTTGTCCCCGTCGTCGGAGCCGCGATAGAACCAGTGTCCATGAAGGACAACGGAGGATTCGTGACCGCGAGGATTGAGCCGACCGTCGTATTCGTCCAAGTCGGCTGTACAGTCCCGGAAATCCCGGTCTCGTACGCAACTTGTTCGTTGCCGTTGGTGTCGATAATCCCCGTGCCGGGAAGCGTGTAGAAGATGCCTGCTGACCACACAAAATCTGTGACCGGGCCGACATTGTTCCAAGTGTACTGATTGCCGCCGTTCGCGACTTCAGTAACTTTTCCGCCCCACTTAATGACCTGATTGGTGGAATCCCATCCCGCGCCTGAGGTTGTAAAAGGTGGCCACGATGGTGCCGTCGCCCCACTGATACTGCGACCGATAGCGAGAGTCTGTTTGGGGGCACCACCTGTGCCCGGAGACATCAGAATTTCGTAGCCACCAGAGTGATACCATTTTGCAAAAGCGATTTCGAGACAATAGCCGCCCGCCTGTGGAAAGTTCCAGACGACGGTGTCTGCTGGATAATTCGTCCCTTGAGCAAATGGGCCGGGGCCAGTGTTCCCCGAATGGTTGGTGCCCGCGAGGTCACCGCCGCCCGCTACGCCGTACCCCATCTTCGGAGTAATCGTCTGGTAGACGTTAACAGTGCCACCGCTCTGCTTTGAAGCCCCACCAATGACAGTGTCCAGATTCGCTCGTTGCGAATCGAAAGACAGAAACATTCCGTCGTTATGCTGAGACGTGAACGTGTACTGTCCTGCCTTTGGTATAAATATACGAGTCGTAATGCTGGCGACCCAACTCGAAGAGACACTCGCAAGAGCACTGTTCGAGCCGACTTCCCCCGCACCGTTGACCGCATTCTCTCCGAAGGGAGTTGATGTGTTGCCACTACCGGGAGGAAGAGTACGTTGGAGCCAAAGACTTGTCAAAGTCTGATGAGTCGGACTCTGGGCTTGCCAATTCGGAAACGACCCAATTGCGGGGTCGCTGACGTTGGCATAAAGATTCGCACCTTGCCACTGACTGTTCTGATGAGACGCAGGCTCATTCAGGGAGTACATGTCAATCGTGTCCGTAATAAACGGAGCCGTCTGCGGGCCGAGTTGGAACAAGAACCCGTTCGGAGAGACGATGAAATCTTCGACGTTGTAATGTCTGTGTGCTGTCCACGTCAAAGAAGCCGCCAACTGGATGCAAGTCCAGACGGCTGCGCCATCAGTAATCGTCGTCGGAGGATTCGTCCCCTGAGTCTTAATTGCTTGCCCGTATTCCTGATAGGGATGGGCCGATGTCCCGATGACATTCGCCGTGTATGATGCCCGAAACGCAGTTGTCGTCAATCCGGTCGCGCTCACTGTTAACTGAACGCCGTCGAGGTTCGGAAAACTCCCGTTACCGGGGCCGAACGTACACATGTTCTTGAGAACGACCGTATCGCCCGCGACAAGCGCGGGGGACTGGGTATCCGTCGTGAAGAAAATGTCAACCCCATCCGAATAAACGGAGGAGATAACTACTTTCTGACGTGGAGTAGGAGTCGTCGGCCACGCGGGTTGCGAAGAACCTAACAACCCCGGTGTCGTAATCTGCCAAAGGTTTCCGTGAAGCGGGTCGATGAAGACCGAGACAGGAGAATAGTACGTGTTCTTCTGCCATGCGATTGCTGACCCAGTAGCATTAAATGTAGGAGCCGTGAGCGGAGCTTTGATACCCCAGTTCTCTACAGCGGGCTGGTTGCCATCGCCGTAATCGACACCACGATTTATCCAGACGGTGTTCCCGTCCAGAGTCAAACTGCCCATGAAATTGTTGGAGAACGCGGGTTTGGTCGTACCCCACGTAGGCACACTTCCGCCAGTCTCCGCGATGACCGGAGTCGTCCCGGCCTGTATGACAAACGCTTGCCCTGATTCGGAATGAGAATAATCTGCGTGCCCATTTGCAGAGCCGACAAATTTTCGACCCACCAGAGTGTGGTCATACTTCTGGGTCAAAGTAATCGTGTACCCATTGAGCCACGTATTGTTCGAATCGGTCAGACCCCAAAGCTGGAAAGATGTTCCCTCTGGATAATCGAGAGTATCGCTGGTCACGTTGACAGTGAGCGATAAAACTCCCGCTGACACGGTGACGTTCGTGATATTTCCGATTGTGATGCCGATGAACTGCTGAATGTTCCCCGTTGCCGGGTCAATCAAAAATGTTCCGAACGGGTAGGTTCCCGCTAAACCATCAGCCCCCTGAAGAAAGGTGTTGTTCCCCGCCGAGGTACGAGTAAAGAGGGAGGTCAACCATTTCTTGTTCTGAACACCATTCGCAAAATAGAGCGAATTGCCGACCGCCTGCATGTAACTCTGGCCTGCGTTAGTCGCCTTGAGAAAATCCAGACCGAGATTTCCGCCTCGCGTCAATCCGGAAGTCAACGAGTAAAGATGGTTTGCACCGGACTCGTCAATCATCGTGAAGATGTTCTCTAACGGAGTTGCTGACGAATTGTTGAAAACATCGCTCTGAGCTTTGTTGACCCGAAACTCGTCGAAAGAATCCGGACGATTGTACGTGTGGGAATCGTAAATCGGATTCCCCGGACGCCGAATGAGTGTCAAGCGATTGGAGACTTCGATGTTCGACCCGGAGATAAGAGCATCACCTGAACTGTCGGAATAGAACTTCTCTGCGATATGGCTCGCACTCGCCGCCCGGAGGGGAGACCGATTAGTGTTGAGACCGTTGAAGAACCGACCCTGATAAATCGGCGCGTACTTCGGCTGTTTTTGAGGCTGTCCGCCGTTCGCTGCGATTTGGCTCATGACGCTCCTTACGGTTCAAATAATACGACTGGAATTCCCGCAGATGAAAAGACTGTGTTCTGGGCTGTGATAGTTCCGAGAGACGAAGGGAGACCGCCTACTGAACTCGCATTGCTCGACAACCCATAATGGGCCGTCGTCAAGTTGAAAAACTGGGCAAAGAAAGCAGCAGTGGTACTGAAGTTAATCCCCTGAATGTTCTTACCTGCTGTGTCACATGTCCATGCGAACCAGTAGACGCCCGGAGATAGAGTCGCTGCGCTCAGAGTATTCGTATACCCGTTATTGTCGCTCGCAACGTTGAACACGCCGCTATCGACTATTTTCGTAGTACCGTCGGCACTGTAGACGCCGAAGGACATCTTAGCCGAGCCGCTCGCGGCATTCAGCATGGTCGCTTTGGTGATAGTGATTTTAAAAGGGAGAACAAACTGGATGGCGTAAACTTGATTCGCGCCCGTAGACGCTGGTACAAGAGCCGTCGCTGTTGCAACAGACCCGAACAGGCTGGGTATCATCAGATTGTTGCTGAGGAGAAACCCTTGACCCGCTGTAGCTACGACCGCGCCCTGTTGGACGGCAGTCGCTTTCACGATTCCGCCGGAAGGATTCGACCACGTCACTGAAGAGGTATCTTCAAAATTCAATACAGCCTGTGAAGTGTTGTCAACGCTATTCGTCTTAATATCCAGTGGCGTCGGAGGCGGAGGAATAATCGCCGTCGCTTCCAGATTTCCACTGCCATCAACAGCCCATGTCACTGTCGCTGTATCTTCAAAATTCAATCGGAACTGTTCTGCGTTTTCGACGCCGTCCGTTTCCAGCAAAAGCGGTTGCAAGGGAGGAACCCAGCTAAAGACTTCGTTCGGAACCCATGTTCCTACATCAAACGTCCCGCCGTTCCCATTGACCTGTTGATTATTCGGCCCCCACGCGGGTTGCCCCGCTTTCGTAAATCCAGTGATGCGGTAATACGCATTGGCCGGAGCCATCTGGTCGTTACCCCAGACCGACTGGCTCGCCGTCGCTGTCCCTGCGTGGGTCTCAGCCGCAGCAGTCGCATTCGCCAACGTGAGCGTCGTCGCGGTTGACCCGACACAGACAAACGTCCCATTGTTCGCAGTGTTCGCAAAGCCTGCTACGACAAAAGTCAAACCCGAGAAGGCGTTGTTATCGCCGCCGGAAATCGTCCCGGTGTAAACTGCTGAACCCCCGCTGGCAGTTGCCACGGAGGAGAGAGTGAGACTCGATGCTCCCTCGATAGAAGCATTCCCGTCGAGTAAGACTTTAATCGTAATCCCAGAAGCAATCTGACCAACCCCAGAGATGTTTCCGTCTTGGTTGAGAGACATCTCTAGATATCCGTAACTCAGCAGATTCCCCTCGGCATCCTGAAATTGTCCTCCTACTAGTTTAACCTTGGTCGGCGTCGGCATGGGAAAACCTCTCCAGATACTCAATCAGTCCGTGGGCGATATCCGTACTGTCGTTCATCAAACCCAAAGCGAAATTACACTGTTTGCAGAGTAACGCCCGAACGACATTCGTCGCATGATTGTGGTCTATGTATTCAGCGGGGCGGGAACAAGCTACGTTCGCACATTTACCCCCTTGCTGTTCATACATCGTCTTGTACTGCTCCGGTGTCAATCCATACCGCCACTTCAGCATATACGTTTGACGATGTTTTCTAGCTTGCTCCGGGTGAGCTTTCTTCCACTGGGCCGCTTTTTCTCGACGGCTTTTGTTACGAGCATCTTTGTTAGGACGATTCCGGTCAAAGGCTTTTCGTTTTTCAGGGTCTTTGATGGGCATCCGTCAATCCTTTTACGCACTGAAATCATAAGACCCGACTCCGCTCACGAGCGTGAATTTCGGGTTCCGCCAAACCTGTTGGCCTGAAGCGGTGTACGCTCGGATATCGTACGTCGTCCCCGCCGGGGACAGGGTGTCATTTGTCCACAGCAACACTGTTCCCGCGATATTCCCACTCGCGTCAAGAGGGACAGTGACGAGACGGCCCGCTGCGACTTGAACGCCGGATTGACCGTCTGTATTTAATCTGAAGGTCAGATATCCAAGGGCCAGCGGATTACCGAGCGAATCTTGCCATGCGCCGTTGATAATCTGTCGCTTCGCCATTATTGACCTCGGGCTGCAATTCCTTGCTGCATCTTCATCAGGTACCCTTCTTGCAACGCCTGCCAATTGTTCAGGAAGATGTTTTTCTGTTCTTCAGTCAACCCTTCTTGTCGTCCGAGCAGGCCCGCTTTGAACTGATTATTCGCATAGACCGCACGGGGGTCATCGGCAAATTGCCAGAGAAGAGCTAAAAATCCCCAGTCGTAGATATACTGGAGGAAGTCGGGCAACGGTGCCCACGTCTGGTTGACGCTCGTAACCCGAGGAGCCGCAAGTTGGACGTGAACCGAAACTGGGTAAGGCTTATCCGGGGCAGAAAAAACCCGGAAAGTGATATTGCCCGCGCCGTCTTCGATATACGGAGACAAAAATTCCGGGCGATTCTGAGATGATTCCAGCGCAAGGTTATCGTTGATGGTCAATTGGAACCATTTTATGGGAGCACCCGTCGCATCAATATCTAGAATACTAGCGTGTTCAATATGCGAGAAACTCGGAGCCGGGATAGTGTAATCTTGGGTGGTTACATTCGTGAAAACCCCGACTGTGTCCGTCGAATCCGGGAGCGAGACACTAGCCGTGAACTGAGTGGATGACGCTGTCGCAACCGTAATAACTTGCCCATTCAACGCGGCTGACCCGCCCGTAAGCAACCCCGGAAGGATGATATTCCCCTTCGCGAAAGTGTTTGCTGCGGTAACGGTCAAGACCCCGGAAACGATAGCGACGACGGTCGATGTCGCAGAATTAGGAACTGGATTGCATGTAAAGACCAACTCCTGTGTATTCCACCACCACTCCATCGGAGGACTGAGAATAGCCTGCATCACGACCTGTGCACTCGACAACGCGGGTTCGAGCGAATTGCCAATCACTGGGTTGCGGTTAAAATTGAACCGCTTTGCCCAGTTAATTGAGTCCTGAATTGTCCTTGTTGAGAGTGCCATCAGAATGTCCTTTACACGCTATATGCTTTGCGGGTAATTAACCCCGCCCACATCGCCGGAGTAAAAATCCAAAGCCACGAACCGAGGTCAAGAGATAAATCCCCGATACTAAAGCTCCCCTCGTCTTTGAAATCCCAGATATCCGCTAACCAGTTGAAATGCGTCTTCTCCGTCATAATGACGTGTCTCTCGTCAATGAAACCTTCAGCCCGAAATGCCGCGAGGTCGAACTGGGCGTGTACCGCCTCTTCCGGAGTGTCAGCAGCGGCCAACTCCTGTTCTAATGCCAATTCGTGCCGTGCGAGTTTGTAATCATTCAGCTTGACGGGGAATTTGTCTTCATTCGCCCAGAACACAACTTGATTTGAAACGGTGCCCAATGCCGTAAACAATAACGGCAGAGCAAGGAGATAGAGGTATGTCTTTTTGATAAACTTCAGCATTACGTCTCCGACAGAGCATCCGTATTACGTGGCCTTCTCCTTACGAAGCCCTCTGTTCCACGAACCGTCTAGCACGGTTAGGCTAATACCACCACGGGCCGTAAGGCTGAGAGGGGTTGACTGGATTGACTGCCCAGCCAGTATCCATCACCGTCGCGCTGTTGGGGACAAAACCCCAATCATCTTGTTCTCGACTACCTTGACTGACTGCTCGGTCAAGCGACCGCATCCAAAGAGTGAATTCCGATTCAAACTTTGCCCGAATCTTGGGGTCAGGATGATAACGGTAACATTGGGCGAAAAACCCATCTTTGAAGTACGTGAAAAAATCGTCGGGAATTGGTTCTAAAAACTGTTGAAGTTTCGTGAACTGTCGAATTCGAGCTTGACCAATTGGCGCAATTTGCCAAACCGGGCCGGACTGCGGCGGTAACGGATACAACCGAAAACCTTGTCCTTTGGGGTTGACCGCCATCCACACGACCGTTCCGTCCGTCACGGTAGTAGGAGCAATTGTTGGATTCGAAAAGAGGGGGAAGACCGGGGCAATTGAGAAAGTTCCGACTGTGTCTGTCCCATTGCCGAGCTTAGTCGACGCCGTCCATCCAGTTGGAGTCGCGCTCACTACAGTCAGGGGTAACCCATTCAATCCTGTCAATGTCGCAAAACCGGAGCCGATGACTACCGTTCCGGGTGTGAGACCATTTGGAGCAGTCACAGTGACCACGCCGCCAGAGATAGAAACAACAGTTGAGACCGGAGCAAAAGGATTGAACGCCCCGCATGTCCCATACGTCGTCAACCGCCAGAAATTTCCTGCTGCGTCCTGTACTTGAGTGATAGGATTTATCGGTGTCGAAACCATACCCGCTGGGTTTGAAAACGAAATTCCGGGGCCGGGATTCACTAATCCCGAAAGACTCAAGAGAACTGGCTGACCCCAAACCCCATAGGTCAACGTGTCATTCTGCATCCATGCAATCTTCGCAATTGACCCCGTCTGAGAATACGTCAACAGAAGGTCTCTTCGGACTTCAACAACCGCGAAGGGATTAGGGTAAGGAGCAGTCCCGTTCGCGACACTTGTATTGTACGCTCCGCAACTTTCCAACCAACCAAGATTGACAATGTTTGAAGCATAATCCTGTTGATAGGTATTGAGGAAAAAAGGCGGGCATAGAATCCGGTTAAACTTGAAATTGAAGGGAGAGCCTTTTGAACTCCCGGCCAGCATAGCCGTCATAGCATCATTTGCACATGAAAGCGCAACGGTTTCGTAGGAACCACCAACGGGAAGGGCCGGAGCAATGTCGCCGCGTGTTCGGGCGATATCAACAAGGTTCTGAATGCTGTACGAAGAATTTCCCATTGTGAATTCCTTTAAGATAGGTGCTGGTTTTTGCCGCAGGAGATTGACCAGCTTCTCGGATGGAACGGCACTTCTCTAACGCAGGTTCGTGCTGGCGATGTTCTCGCGATAAGTATCCGCAGCATCAACCAACTTGCCCGTCTCGGGGTCGATTCGAGCGAAGCGACACTGGACTGAAGTGGACATCGAGTTATTCGTCGGGAACATCGTTGCCCGCTTATACTCGACGACCGCAGCTTCAAATCGACTCGGGCTGAATGAACCATCCGCCGGAGCGACTTGTTTGCCTTTCGCGTCGAAATAGAAATTACTCTCGACAGGAGGATTCCAAGTCATACCGCAACGAAGACAGCGCACCCAGATATCGCCGTTAATCATCTGGTGTTTCATCACCGAATGCTGGGCAGCATCACCACCGAGGCTCAATGCACGTTGGTCACGCGGGGAGACGACTCCGCCCTTGCGATGCGAACAATTCTTGAACCGATAGAGGTCAGTCGCGTCCTGCTGGGCGAAGGTACGACCCTGATGCTCGCGGTCTTCCTGTGCTTGCTTCTCCGCGATGTCGCGCTCTTGGACTCGCGCCTTCAAGTCCTTAATGTGATACTTCCGCTCTTCAATTTCGAGCGTCTGTGCTTCCTGTTGCTGTTTAGCAATCTCAAGCGCAATCAGCTTTGCGGCAAGTTCTGCCTGTTGAATCTGTTCCTCGACACTAGCGTTCGGGTCGGGGCCGGAAATTTTCTTTTCGCTCATACTCCTCCTTAGTCTTCAAGCCTGCTATCATTGTTTCGAAACTGCTGCAACGTAGCATTGTACCGATGGAATGCGGGAGTCATTGGTGCTTTCCCGAAAACCTCTTCGGCTTTCTTCTGTGAAATAATTCCCTTGAGAATCAATTGCAGAAGTGATGTCCGCCAACCTCGATATTTCTCGGTCGTTGGAACACCATGTGAATCAAACCGCATTATCGAAAGTTCAGGTGCAAATCCTGCTTGACACCAGCATCCGACTTCGGCGGGTAAATCTCCACGCTGGACAACCAGCGTAATCTTTCCGGGCTGTGGGTGGTCACGATACCAGCACTTCACGTCAGCCTTCCGTAGAAGATTGATGAAGACGACATTGTGCATGATACGCCCAATGCGGTCGCCTTCGTTCGCGTATTCCTCGGGGGTGACCCATTGGTACTCTTTGACCTGTTCAGCCGCACCCTCTTTGAGACGGGCCAATTCATCCTTCGTCTGGCTGGTGGCTTCAGCATCGCTGACATTCGCAGCGTACTCAGCCATAGCTTCCAGAAGGGCTGGGTCATCATGCCCGAAGTCCCCGTCGTAACTTTCCCACGGAGCCACGTCGCTGTTACGCGTCCCTTGCGCCTTCTTGATTTCTTCCTCGGTCATCGTATTGACCGGAGTGGGGGCAGCGTCTTCCCACCGCTGGAGATACTCTTCATTGGTCGGCATTAGAGCCTCCCGAAGTGAAAGTACCACGACCATTTCCAAAACATGACCGACAGCGTATATTTGTACATCGCTGAGGGGTCAGCTACACTAGGGGCCGGAGCTAGGAAAACTCCAATCCCGTACCACGGTGCTAACTTGAGCTTTATAAAACTCATTTCTCCTCCAAAATGTGGTGTAAGGCTCCTTAGTGCCGAGCGGCTTCAACCCGGTTGACCGAGGAGCCTCGCACCTTCGATGCTGTATATCGGTCTGTGGGAGGGTAATTAGTCCTGCTCAGTGCCGACGCTTCATCTCTGTTCTAGACCAGAGAATTCACCTGTGTTCCCGTGTTGGGTAATCCACCCTCAACAGGACTCGTGACCTTGGCATCAAAGTCGCCGTTACAAAATCTTTTAAACAAATCATCGTTCGCTTGGGCAAAAGCCACTTGAGCGTGTAACGACGCATTTGCCGACCGAAGCGCGGAATGAACACGCCGCAAAAGTCGATTGTTATTTCTGACCTGTGAAATTTCTGCTCGCAAACCGTCGATAGATTCCTGTAAGGCTGCGATGAGCAAATCCTTCTCTTTCTCCTCCGACATATCTCCTCCTCACTTAGGGTGGTACAGAATGATGTACCTCAGGGCAATCACCGCAGACGATGCGGATATCACCGACATCACCGCCGCGATGACAGCACAGATTGTGCGTATCCTCTCCATCGCGTCCTCCATACAAGTAAAGCCGCTCCCACAGCAAAGTAGGAGCGGCTCGTCATGTTTCCTTCTCGTCAACCTTAGGGGATGACGGTGACCACGATTTGAACATAAATCATGTCAATCGGGTTTTCTTGCTCATTCCCGGCATCGCCGTTGGTATTGTCAAAAGTCGGGAACTGCACTTCGACAATCGCCTGACCGGGGTTCAACGCAGTGATAACGAATGACTCGCTACCGACCGAGATTGAAGCCGTATCAGAAACGGACGCAACGTCAGCGGAATACCCCGCAAAGTTGCTCGGGTTGTACCACGTCGGACTTCCAGCGGAGGGGTTGTTGTAAGATTTCACAACAATCGAACCAACTGGAGAATACGCGTTGTTGCCGACATCTTTCAATGTCGCCAGACAGACTAGCGCAGTCTCATACCCGCCATTGGCACCAACAGACAGAGTCAGCGAATACTGGGCAACCGGAAAGTTCCCGGAAGCAGCAGTACCCGGCCCGATACCCTGACCATTATTACCGTTCGTCTTGTTCGCTCCGCCGCTGGAGTTGTTAATGACAGAATTGCCATTCGACCCCGAGACGGTGACGTACGCTGCTACACCCAGACCATCGGTCGGGTTGTGCTGCGGATTCGGATTTCCACTCATGATAATCTTCCATTTCTACATGCTGGACTCACGCCAGTCATGCAAGCTAAAAGCGGGGGTGGCTAGCACCCCCTTTGATTAGCTAATCGCGGACGCGGCGTCAATCTGCCGCATACGGATGGTGGTATCCGGGCCGAGCGAAGTCGTGAAGTGAACACGATAGCTCGTCCACCCCGGAATCAAACCTTCGGGGTCTGCAACCGTCGGCTCTGCGTTCTGCACGATGTTGCACTTAATGTTTCGCCAGTCACCATCACCATAGGTGGTGTCGTTCTGTGCACCCAGATTGATTGCGAAGATACCATCGCGACCAAAGATGTAGGTGCGGAGCGCACTCAGACCAGTCACACCCTTGTAGTTGGTGGTCTTGGTCACGAGGTTGGTCTGGAAGAAGTGAACGCCGCTGGACGGGAATTCAATGACTTCCTCAAGGTCAACACTCACGAGTTCGTCCATCTTTGCCTGACCCACAGGGGTGTGCTTCAGGATGTCGATGGGCGAATCGTTGCTGTTGTCAGCCAGCACGTCGCCAACGGCGAACGGGTGAATGACTCCAACGAATGCCTTGCTTGCTTCGTCGAACGGACGCACGGAGCGACCCGCCAGCGACTGAACGCTGTTACGAATCTGGCTAAGAGACAGGGCCGTGAAAGACGAAGTGCTGGACGCTGCCAACTGGACGAGCACGCTGGCGTCGATGCTGGAAGCACCGTCGGCAGTCGCACGCACCAGAGCGGACAGAGACTCGCCCAAGCGGTATGACATTTCCTTCGCAACGTTCTCGACGGTCGAGTCGATGGCGGTTGCCAAAGACAGAGACGAGAAGTTTGCGTAATCCGCGTATTCACCAATGGTTGCAGTGGTGGTCAGCACGGACACAGAGAGAGACGAACCCACAGTCCCTTCCGTGGTCTGGTTCGTGTTCGCTGCCAGAGGCACGTACATGAACATTTCGTACTGGTTACCGGACTTCATGGGCAGGTCAAGACGCTCTGCACAACGCACGAAGGGGGTGTTTGCCTTCAGGTTCTCACGGAATCTTTTGTCATAATACTTCACCGTGGACTGGGGCAGGTTTGAAAGCTGGTTTCCGCTAGGAGAAAAACTCATAGTAGCTTTTTACCTTGGAATGACACTAACCATTTGCTCGCGCTTGACGACGCTTCAATGCGTCGGCTTCAAGCTGATTGACAAGTTTCACAAACGCAGGGTCTTTAGTCCGTTGCTTGTATTCGTCAGCGGGCATTTTGTCAATGTCCGCAAGAGTCAACGAAGTTCCAGCCACAGGCGCAGAGCCTGCTGACGATGCTATTGAAGCATTCAGTCCGGATGGTACGTGACTTTGCCGCTTTGCTTGCGGCTGGGTCTCACCCTCAATGCGGGGGGCGGGCACAGCCGGAACCTGCGGTTTCGGTTCCACTTCCACGGGCACAACCGCCGCTTGAGCGGGGGCTGGCACGGTTTTTTCCTGTTGCACGACAGGGGCTTCCTGAAGCAATCCGGCTTCTCTTAGCCTGTTGTGGGCAAGTACAAAATTAGCGACGGTCGGCGCGAGGTTTCGCGTGCCTATCCAACCTGTCACAAGTTCTCTGTTCTTCATGCTGTCGACGAACCCAGACGTTCTCACGAACTCCAGATAGTTCTCGACGGCTCGCTGTTGAATGATGAATTTCTGTGTGTCGTTTAGAGTGCTCGCCAATACCGAGGGCTTGGCACCCAACGCAGACTCAATCAATCGGTCGCGTGCGTCCGCAAACGTCTCGGGATTCGCGATATCCTGCGAAAGCTTGAAACGTTCATCCGGACTCAACTCTCGTGGTTTGAACTCCACGATGTTGTTAAATTCTTCTCCGCCGCTGCGCTCTTCAGGAACTCCGAGAGCTTTCTCGCGCCGTTCCTTACGCAACTGGCGTAACAACAGGACTGTCTTCTCCTGCATCTTCTCGAACTTTTCCTGTTCGGTTCGATACAGAATGACTTGGACGCCGCCAATCGGGTCGCCGTCTTCGTCCGTCGGTTGCCACTCATGCCGCTTCTCCGGAATTTCCACGGGAGCGGGGGGAGCTTCGACCACCGGGGCCGGAGCTTCTTCGACCGGAACTAACGCCACGGTCGGAGCCGCAACGGTAGGAACACCGGGCATCGAAGGGTCTTGTTCTTGGGCCGGGATATCCGCGACCACGGGTCTTGCCAAATCAGATACGCCTTCCAAACGAGAGCGAACGCTCATAAAAATCTCCTCCTAATTTTTCTAACTTACTTCGTCAGCGGGACTCGCTGTGGTAAATTCTTCTGGGTACGGCGGCTTCTCAGGATTCGCCATCGACCCGATTGCTTCAGCCGCGTACTTATATTCCGTCAATATCTGGTCAAGCCTCTGGATGAAGCCGACATAAAACATTCCGGCACCTTTGGCGACCGCGTGATTTGCCAGAATCTCACTCGGATTAGCCGTCTCGGTATTTATAAGCCTGATGTTGAGACGCTTGACCTCGTCCTCCATCATCTGTTGAATGATGTCGAACCATTCTTGCTTGACAGCGGAAGCCAGAACCGCGACCTGTCGTTCCTCAAGTCTGAAGGTCATGTCAAGACCTTTGACATCCTCGGTAATTCTCCGCATGTCTCCTCCAAATTATGGGACGTGGCCCGGTGAAGAACCACGTCCCGTTTCACCGTTACGCAGACGGTGAGTTAGACTACAGTCGGAAGCTGACCTTGGATACCTTGTGTCGACGGTTCGCCTTCAACCGCTTCACTCATCCCGCTAGACTTTGCAGCCTCGCGGGTGATGTCGCGCTTGATACGATTGTCCGACGCTTGGTCTTCCAACTGTTGTTTCTGTTGGAATTTCTGTTGCTCCATGCCTTGCTTCGCTTGGACTTGCTGTGCCATCAACGCAGCTTTTGAATTCGCCGCCGCTTTCTGTTTCATAGCGGGAGTCATTTGCTTGATGATGTCGTTCTTGTTCTTCCATTCGGACGCTTCGAGCCACATCGAGATAATCGGCTTGAAATCGATGTACTCTTCGTTGATGTCCGCTAGACTCTGCTGAATCTGGGGGTTGTCCAGAATCTGAGTCAACATAACCATCGACTGAGCCATCGTCCGCTTCGCAGCAAGACTTGACCCGGCGAGAACTTCGTATTCAATCTGGGCATCATGATATTCCTGAAGATTGAAACCCTTCAAGAAATCATCGCCCATCTCTTTTCCGAGGACATGCAGAATCGCGGCATCGCTCATCACGTTAAAGACGAGATGGTCGAGGACGCTCAAAAACGGTTTAAAGACTTGTTCGATAAAATTGTCCAATGGGCCATCGAGCCTTGTCGCGCTCGCGCCCGCGAGGATATTCGCACCTTGAGCCGAACGTCCCATACCGGAACGTGGCCCAGCCGAACTGCCTTGGACTAACTGTTGGTCGGCTCCAGAAGAACTCTCCGTTGCCTGTTCACTCTCTTTCAACGCAGCCCAAACATCGCCGGGGACTTTAGGGGTCTCCATCAGCTTGTAGGACTTCTCCGTGTCAGTGACGGACAAAATCTTGCCTAACCCAGTACGAATCGTCTGGGTAGGCGCATTGTCATCTCTATTCCGCAGATAAATCGGATTAACGCCGTACGACAAGATTTTGAGAATGGCGTTAATCGTCCCTTGGTCGACACGCTGATTTTGACCGACGATGAGTCCAAGACCCATCCCGTAAAACGCCCTCGGGCGATTCCACCAGTTTGCAGACAAGAACGGGATGACCCCGAACTCATTCTTCGTCGAACAGATAACATTCGACTGGTTGAGCACCAAAATCTTTCGACCGGAGTCCCAGTATTCCAAGACTTCGAGCTTAGTACGTAGAGGGTCAGGCGACGAATTGATATTCGTCTTCTCTGCGTGATGGACTATGCCCTCGATGTATGTCGCTTGTTCAGTTTCGAGCGTCTGAGCTTTTATACTTCCGGGGGTTGACCAGATGGCTTTAAGTTCGGCTTCGGTCGGAATAGTCCAACCTTTTATAGCCTCGCCTTCCTCCCCATCAGCAATCGCATCTGTAATCGCTTTACGGAGAGCGTTCATCTGGTAGAAGTCCATGTACTGGACATCTACAACCCAGCCTGCTTGACGAATGTCGCTGACCCACAACTGAGGGTCGACGAGAACTTTATCCACCGGACGCCAATTGAAGAAAGGCATCGGCACCGTCTTGCTCGTCTTTGTGATATTGGGTGGCTCATCAGTCGGCAGGGAGACGGAACTCGTCGCACCACCGTCTTGACCCACATCTAATTTCTTGACCGTCGCGGTACGCTTGACGGTGACAATTTCTTTCCAGTCGTATCCCCACTTGAAAATTCCCGTCCCTAGAAACGCCATCTGCTCCAATCCCCATTTTGTTTGGGTCTTGAATTGGCAATTATCGAGAAGGAACGAGAAAAGGGCTGTTTTTGCATCGACGACGCTCTGAGATGTGCCGGGTCGCGGCCTCATCAACATCGGCGGGTCATCGTAAAAGAGACCCTTATACAACTGAGGGACGACCGCATTGCAGACCTTCGCAACGGTGAAACGCTGGACGTTAGGCTCCAGCACGTAGGTATTTTCGTACACCGTCAACGGGCGCGGCGATTGATACAGAAGGTCTGCGTCGCGCCACAATAATGTCCACTGTCGATTTGCGATGAACGCTTTCGCAGTCGCCGCACTTCCCACGACAAGAGCTAAATCACCAGCAGTGGTCTTGAGTTCTCCACTCACCGTTGAATCTGCTGGAGTCAGCGTGGCATGCGGATTACCGTCAGTAGGCGGCGGTGCTGTCATCTGTTCTGCCATCGCATCTCCTTAGCCCATCAAATCCCCGAGCGGGTCGTTCGCGACATACGCCGCGTCTTCGGCGGCTTGCTTCGCGAGTAAGTCCGGTGCCTGCTCTGGGAATTCCAACGCGAGGTTATGAGCGTTGTACTTGTCATACGGGCCGAGTCCATAGACTTGGTCGTAGAAAGATTTCCCTTTCGGGTCGGGCGTGTAGTCGGTAGACGCCGCTTGCATCCGAGCATCGATATCTGCGTAACTCGCAAACTCGTTGACCAGAATTGCTAGGGCATCAACAATGTCGTCGTGCGTACTCGCCGCCGTTCCAAACTTCGACAACTCATCGTAGAGTTCGTCAAGGGACGGGCAAGTGTTCACAAATTTCAATCGGTCATCCCCGAGGAATCGGAGTACCGGGCCTGCCTTAGCATTCTTCGAGGATTTCTTACTCCCCTTGCCGAGGCTGACCATTCGAAGAGGGACACGGACTTTGAGTTTGTCCATCTCACGGTATGCTTCCCGCTGGACATACTTTTCAGCCTTACCACTATCTTCGATACAAATTGTTTTAGGCTTCCACTGAGCCGCAGTCGTCGCAATCATCGCGGGAAGCGTGTATTCATCGTACCGACCCCGCTTCATGTCAATGATGTAGAACCGACCGCCAAAAATGAGAGCCGTAATCAAGACGGTATAATCCGCCCACGACTGAGTACTGTACGCCGTGTCAACACAGGTGACAATCATCCCCGTGCCCGGAACCTCAACCGCAGGAATCGTCTTCCTGATGAGGAGTTCGCGAGGAAACTTCACGACGTGCATCTGTGTCGGGTCGTTGAGATACTTAATCGCGAAGTACGGGTCAGTCTTTTTCTTGTTGCGAAGGTAAGCGTAGTTCAGTTGGCTCGGGGCATTGAACCAAAGATGATAGTCACTCGCGACCATCTCTTCTTCGATTTTCCCCGCCTTGACCGCTTCTTCCGTCGGCCACCAGCAAGGCCGAATGTAAATCTTCATCGGGAAGATATCACCCTCTTCGGCGTATTTCGCCGCGTTGCGAATATCCTGTCCGTAGGTATCTTCCGTGTCGTACCACGTTCCAATCTTGTCGTAGAACCCATACGGGTGCAACATAGCTTGGTTGATGGAGACCTGCTTGTTGACCGCTTTCAATCGTTCAACAGTCAGAGAGTTTTCGTTGGTGACCACGTCATCCAATTTCAAGACGCAGACGTGGAAACCCGTCAAGGACTGTTCAATTGACGCCGAGAAGACCGTAGGTTCTTTCTGGGTAGTGGAGACTGCTGGAGTCTGATACTTGTTAGCCTGTCCATCGTCTTCCGGGATGCAATGCTCTGCAAACAACGCCTGAAATATGAAGGGAGTTCCATCGTCTAACGTCCGAACTCGATACGTCTTCTTTGTCTCGTAGACTCCGACCCACTCCGCCCCTCCACCCTCTTCGAGAGTGAAATGCTTTTTGATTTCTCCAACAAAACTATTTGCCAAGGAAAGAACGCCTGAGAGAACGAGGATGGTGACTTCCGGAAAACAGAGTATCCACTGGATACAATCTGTCATATTCATCGTGGACTTGAAACCGCCACGAGGGACGAGCAACAACCGCTCTTTCTTGTCGACCTCGGTATGGTACTCCGTGGCGAATAACTTGAAGTTCGCCACAGTCGGGTCTTTACGAACGAAGAAATCATTGCAAATCTCCTCGTGTGTATTGTGTGTTGTTCCATCTTTCCAGATGTACGGGGCATCCGACATATCGGCGTACCCTAAGAGCTTGCATAGAAAGAAGAGATTCGTCTGGGCCATGAACCGGGCACGCATGATGAGCGTCTCGTCCGTCAGCCCGAGATTTTTGCAAGCCTGAAATACCTTGGCCTGTCTTTCGGGCGTCATGCGGAAAAAACTCTCGGATGCGCGATGATTCATCTCGTCGAGAGACATATCGCGATGCTGGTAGTTCGGGTCGAGTTTATGTTTCCCGACCAATTTATCCAGTTGCGTTACGTCCACGACTCCTCCAGTATAAATAGATTACGCGCCCGGTGTCGGCGCGGCTCCGGCACCCGCTCCGGGTTCCGGCATCGGGGGTGCTTGCGCGGACATCTGGGGTTCCATCGCGCCCATGTGGGCCTGTGCTTCATCGATGTTGTTCGAGACATGCGTCTCCTCGGGGTGATGACTGGGGTGATGATGAAGGTGCGTATGAATCAACTTCCCGTCGTCAGTCTTGTGGGTTACAAT